AACTGAACAAAAAAGATGGCAAGTAAGACTGTTCAGCCTATTGCTATTAAGCTCGGCATTGAGGGCGGCGAAAAGCTTGCAGCCCTGAACAGGTCTTTTCGCGATTTATCAAAGCAGGTAAAATTATCTGATTCTGACATAAATCAAGCCACTAAAGATATTGTCAAATTTGCCACCGAAGCTGGCAATAGCGAGGCAACAATTAAGGGTCAGATTAAGGCTTTTGAGGGGCTCAGGGAACAGGCTGCGCTTGGCGGGAAGGCGTACATCCAGCTTGGCAGGGATATTGAGTCCCTAAAGGTAGCGCTTAGAGGGTCAACCGATGAGATGGAGCAGCAGCGTGCTGCTTTCGTCAAAACTGGTAATGCTGCAAAATCAAGTGCATCTGATATTGCTGGAGTAATCTCTCAGCTTGAAAATCTCAGGAATAAAGCCAGACCCGGATCTTCCGCCTTTGCGCAGCTTGGGAAAGATATTGCTTCATTAAAGTCTCAACTGCAAGAGGCAAATGTAGAGATCAAGAAATTTAACGCAGGCTTCGAGATCAGTCAGCGCCCCGCAATGAGTCTTGAAAAGATTCAGAGGCAGATTGGTAGGCTTGCTGAGGGGCTTAAAAGTCTTAACTTCATTAGTGATGAGTTTTTGAATGTTCAAGAACGCATTGCATTGCTTGGTCAAGTTCAAGGCAGAACTACTGCAAGGCAGCAGGTTCGCGCTCAAGCGCAAATGTATTCTAGTGCTGCATTTGCAAAATTCGTTGAGGGTCCGGTTGGCAAGCTAAGCCTGCCAAACACAACAGCAGCATTGCAGCTTGAAGTAAACGAGCTTCAGCAGAAGCTTGTCAATCTTGACAGATCTTCTTCTGACTACACCGCAACAGCCATGAGATTGGCCGATGCGCAGCGAAAATTGGCGCAGGATGTCATGGGACTCAGCAGTGCCTATGACAAGCTTGAGGCTGCAGAAGCAGGTGTTGCGCGTCGTGCTGGCAAGGTCGCTGGCATTCAGCAGTATTACGCAGGCGGCGCTGGTGCTCCAGGTGTAGCTGGATACAGAGATCCAGCTACCGGTGCGATCATTGCAAGAGGTGCTGGGAATGTCGCTGATCGTCGTGCATTTTTGGCGGCACAAAGGGAGGATGGATTGTCTCAGTATTCGGCCCCGATTAGCCCCGAATTGCCGGAAACCATCCGAAAAGCCAACGAAGAAAGAAAGCAAGAGATCCGATCTAGGATCGAAAATCTCAGAAAAATAAACAAAGAGAATGAGGCGCTAAGAGAGCAAGCTGCGATTAATCGCTCAATCGCTCGTGGCAGGGCTAAGTCAATAGCGCAGGTTGCTGCAGAGCCTCCGGTTAGAGAGATTAGCGGCCTTTACAGGCAAATTGGCGATATTGGAATGTCAAAAATTACCGCAAGCATTGAGATGATGGGTCAGTCTTACTCAACAGTTGCAACTGATATTAAAAAAGCGACAGCGGCCTCCAACGGAAGTATCGCCAGTCTTAATAATCAACGCTCTGCTTGGTCTTCTCTCAGGGATCAACTGAATCCGGCTAGTAAGCAATTCAGAGATGTCACCAAAGAGCTGGAAAAGGTTGATCGCGCCTTGTCGAAGGTTCAGCGTCGCAGAGGGCTTTCCCCTATGCAGATGACTCAGGCTGCTGGTGCTGCCATTTCGGGTGGTATTTTTGGCGGCCCTGAGGGTTTCTTGGGTGGTGCTATTGGTGCTATCGGCGGCGTTGGTAGTGCATTTGCTGGCGCCGCTATTGGTGCTCAGGTTGGCGTCTTCAGGCAACAGCTTGGGCAAGTGGCCGACTATGTTGCGCAACTTAACCTTGCAAAAACGACACTTGCCGGTGTATCCGCTAATCAAGACGAATACAATCGATCTCTTGATTTTGCCAGGCAACTTAGCCGGGATTACTCTGTTCGGATCGGAGATGTCATAAAAGGGTATGCGTCTGTCAATGCTGCTGCCAAAGCGAACAATTTATCGCTGGAAGACACTGAAGCCTTGTACAGAGGTATTATTACTTCCGGTGTCGCCTTTGGTAAATCACAAGAAGATATTCAAGCCCTGATTGTTGCGACAACGCAGGTGCTGTCGAAAGGGAAGGTTAGCGCAGAAGAGCTTCAGGGGCAAATTGGTGAAAGATTGCCAGGCGCTGTTGCGAGGTTTGCTCAGGAAACAAACAGAAGCCTTCCTCAGCTTGCCGAAGACTTTAAGAAAGGCGAGGTCACGATTGCAGATTTCGTGACTTTTGCGAGAGGGCAGGGAGAAGAGTTTGATGCAATTGCAAGGAAAATTGCTGAAGGTCCAGAGAAGGCTCAAATAAGACTACAAATTGCTCTTGATCTTGCTGGCGAAAACTTTGGGGGATTTTTCCAGAAAGTTGGGGCTGGATTCCAAGATTACGCAAAAGGACTTGTAGATTTTCTAAACAACAACGAAAAAACTATAAAGAGAGTTCTTGTTGTTGTTGGCATTGGCTTTGGCGCTCTTGGTAAGTTAATATCCTCTTTTGCTAAATGGTTCGTAGGGGTATTTAATTCTGCGTTTACAAGAATTCTTGGAAGCCTTGATACCGTGCTTTCAAGAGTTGAAAATGCTATCAATCGAGCTAAGGCGGTCGAAAGCTTAACGCCCGAGACTTTAGCCGCTGCACAAACTCAGGCAAGGCTAGAAACAGAGAAAAAATTTGGCGTTCTTGGGCTGCCATTAATACTCGACCAAGAAGCTGCATCGAAATTTTACAATCAAAGGTTTAATCAGCTTATTGATGCTGCAACAAAAGCGGCTGGCGCTACTAAGTTTACTGACAAAGTTCGGAACATAATGTTCCCAGAGTTCACCCCCACTGAGTTTGGCGCTGGTGGTGATGTGCCTCAACTGGGTGGTGACCAAACGTCTGGCGGAGGCACTGCCGATAAAGATGCAGAAAGGCAAGCGAATAAGATAGCCGCCGCAGAAGCCAAGGCAATAGAGCTTGGCGAGAAGCTTAGAAGGAAGCTTAGAGATGTAGCGTTTGAGTTCAAAGGTGTCGGCGCATCTGCGGAAGAGGCGATATATCTAAAAGCAAGCGAGGCGATCAACGCTGCTATTGATCAAGAAACGGATCTTCTCAAGCAGATTGACGAACTATCAAAAGTTACCGGAAATCCGTACGAAAATTTGCGAAAATCTGCCACAGAATACGCTGGAGCGCTTGTGGTTGTCGCGGAAAAGCAACGCGACCTTGCGCTGGAAGAGCTATCTAACAAGCGCTTCTCTGAGATGCTGAAAGGTTACGGCTTCTCGGGCGATGTTGACGTGAGCGGCAAAATTTTTGGCTCGATGACACCGCAGGAATTCCCTACTGGTGTTGATAGTATTTTGCAACCAAATCAACTAAAACAAAACATTGAAGAGCTTCGCACAAGCTTGCAGCAACTTGTTGAGCCCGTGAATCAGATCACCAATGCCGCCACCGCAATCGGCGACGCATTCTCGCAATCGTTTGTTGATGCAATCAGTGGCTCGAAGACTGCGAAAGAAGCATTGGCTGATTTCTTCAAGAGTGTTGGCAGTTATTTCCTGGATATGGCCAAGCAGATTATCGCGAAGATGATTCAGATTGCGATTTTGAACAGTGTCGCGAAGCTGCTGCCGGGGTTGGGGTCTGCCGGTAGCGGCGCTTTTGATCTTGGTGGCATGGGCCAAGCGTTTGCGCCCGGCGGCTCTATGCCTTTCCCGATGCTCGCCTCCGGCGGCCCTGTCAACGCCAACCAGCCTTACATCGTCGGCGAACGCGGTCCTGAGTTGATGGTGCCTAATCAGTCTGGTGCGGTCGTCAACAATAACCAACTGTCATCCGCGATGAACCGTTACCGGCGCTCCGGCACAACTGCAACAAACGAAACGACTGCTGCGATGCAAGGCGGTGAAGGCGGTACTGCTGTGCTCGACAAGCCGATTGACGTACGCTACAGCGTGGAACGCATTAACAATGTAGATTACGTTACAGCAGAGCAGTTCCAGCAAGGTATGCGGCAAGCGGCGCAACAGGGTGCTGTTCAAGGTGAGCAACGTACATTGCGATCTTTGAAGCAGAATACTAATCAGCGACGGAGGATTGGCATCTAATGACAAGCACTTACGCTTACGCGCAATACTTGACGCTGCGTAGCGAAACCACGCTAGGCGATTATAAATTTCAAAATTACTGGGTTAACGAAGACGCTCCGTTCTTTGATGTTGACACTGGTGCGGCATCATACTTTGGGTTTTTGCCCTTTGCGTTTTCCGGGATGACGGTTACCAAATCAGGCGATAATCAACCTGCAGCCTTGACGTTCCCCAATAACAGCCTGAGCCGTGGCTGGGCTGAGATCGTGGTGCGTGATCGTTACCTTGCCAACGTAAGGACAGTAAAAATTGATCCAAATGACAAAGCCAACTGCACATTGATCAATCGCTACGTTGGCCAAATTATTTCTGCAAAATGGAACGCAACGGCTTTGCAGGTTGAACTGGCATCTGTGCTAGATGCCGTTGGCAATGATGTTCCACGCAAACGCTTAACGCAGCAGCTTGCTGGCAGCTTGCCGCTGACCAATCGCCTTCGTGTGCAGTGATCGATCTTATCGGCAAGCCTTACCGCTATGGCGCAGATGGCACAGATCCCGATGGCGCGATCGACTGCATACATCTTGTCTACACCGTGCTAGGCCGACTGGAGATTTCGACACCAGCATTCAAAACTGACTGGTATGCTTGCGGGTGGCGTCAGATCAGTCGTGATCTACTGTCCTGGGGTAAACGGATTGACATTCCATCCTATGATGGTGATGTGCTAATTATTCCGCAGACCGCTGCTGCGTTTGCGGTTGCATGGAGCCAAGGATGCCTCTACATCAATCAGGATTTCAAGGCGGTGGCATGGTGCCCCATCGGCAACTTGCCGTACAGCCACTGCTTCCGTACGAAAAGCGCCTGATTGACCTGCTGGGATGTGACGAGGAACAGTACCGGCGATTTGCTGACGAGGTAGCGCTGCGTTCACGCGAACGTCCGATTGAGTATGCACACATTCCTGATATTCAAAACGCTCCAGCGGCCCCAGCGCTGATTTCGCTTGCGATCGGCATTGCATTTACAGCTGTGTCGTATTTTTTGGCACCAAAGCCAAAAGCACCAGTAGCCGAGGAAACCACTCGATTTCGTACAAGGCAGCTCGGCAGCAAGACTGGCACGGAGATTTTCTCCCCGTCTTACGGCTTTGATTCGCTGCAGGAGTTAGCAGCGTATGGGAATACCGTGCCGATTGTATTTACACGGATGCCGCCCGGAGCGTATGACAGTGGCGGAATACTGATCTCGCCTTCGTTGGTGTGGTCACGTATGAAAAGCTTCGGCGGCTATCAGGTCGTTGAAGTGATTGCTATCGCCGGTCAAGGTCCAATGGATCGCCCTGAGCTGGCTGGAATCTTTCTTGGTAACAACGCGCTAGATGGCATCTATTCGACATATTTTGATTTTTACTGGAACAGCGGCGAGGCCCAAAGTTCGAGGCTAAAAGGCAGGAACCTGCGTTACGGCACATTGCCACTAGATGACGGCTTTCGGGATGCGCCAGATGATGAATCGTTTTATGCTCCCACGCTGCAAGGCGCAAACCAGCCTGCGTTTTCCAGTTCATTCACTCCGACATCTCAAACTCGCTTTGGTGTGTTTTCCGGGATCCCAAATGGCACCCCGTACAGACCCGACTGGAAAATTGTTCAACCATTGCAGCAGCAAGAAGATGAGCAACGCGATCAGGCTTTAACAGAGCAGCAAAAATACGTTGATGGTTATTTGATGAAGATGCACCCGTTTGGGAATGGTGACCTGAATGACGGCAGCACAAGAGCTGGTATGCCAGGCACCGGCACGAACTATTCAAGGCATATCGGGATTCTAGAGCATGTTAATGCTCAAACTGGCGTAATCACAAGCGCTACTCGTGGTCTCGCGGATGTGCAGTATTCCGCTAATCGAGTCTTGGAAAAGTGGTCGGATGTTACACAAGAGGTTGATGTCATCATTGGAGATGAGATTGTTGTAGCGCTTGGCTATGGCAGGCAGGACCAAGAGCCGTTCCCAATTTTGGGTGATGGAACGAAACGGCCTGATCTTGGCGACATTCGCTCTGCTTTGGATAGCGAAATGCAACGCTATGACCAAATTATGAGTCTTGGTCAGACGTTCATGATTGGTCGCTCCACTTGGCAGGTTATCGATAGGCCGCGTGAACGGTTCAATCCAGATGTTCACTCTGGCGATGGCTTTCGCATTCGTATGCGCTGCCTTGAAGGATGGAGCCGCAATCAACGCAAGATTGGGTTGGTGGCACGTACCGCAATCCGGCAAAACGATTATCTACCGGCGGACATTGAAGAAAGCTACTATCCAATCCTGCGGTATGAAATTGGTACGCTTCAAAATACCCGTCCGTGCGATGTAACCGAAATCGGCATCAAATCTCGCGTTTGGGCTCGGATCAATAATATGACTAATTTTAATACATTGCCTAGCCCCGGCAGATTGGCTCGGTTTAATGAAGACAACATCCAGGCTCAAGAAGGCAAGACGACAAGTTACGTCAGGCGCATCTCGTTGTTTGCTCTGGATGTGCGATATAGCAACAACACTGAATTTACCGAGAACACCGACAACGAAGGCTGGACAAACCTAGGGCCTTATTTGTTTGGCGTTATTGGTAGCGCTCCGATTGACATCTATTCTTTCATCCGTATTACGCACCCTAGCCGAGATCAATATGAGTTTCGGTTGCGGCCATTTAATAGCGCTATACCAACGCAGCAAAGCGCTGGAGACACAGATGTTTTTATCCTTGATGGATCGAAGACACCATACAAAGACTGGAGCTTTAGCACCTATCTTGGTGAATTTAGGATTGGAGGTAGGGGGTATTTTGAAAAGCCACGGGATATCTTTACGCATCCTCAAATGGTGGCGCGACCTGATCTGCTATTTAACGATGCTGGCGAGATCAATCTGATTTACGGAGAGCAAGTTGCAGACACAAGCAAGATTGACGTGTCGCTTGAAAGCGTTATAGCGCAGGAGACTAAGGCTACATATCAACAAGGCGAAGCGGCATTGGATAACACTCTTAGCAATATGATGTCAATCTTTTTCGGTGAAGATCCTTGGCGCGATAATTTGGCAAATGGATCAAGGCGCACCAAGGCTGGATTTAATTACACAGTTGACTCAAACCGTACCGTAAACGTTGAGATTACAGTTGAATCTTACGATCGTTCGTATGCTCACACTTCACGAAATCGTTGGTGGCGCATTGTTTCACTTGACGTAGCAAGCTTTACTGGTAATTGGGCAAACGGAGATACCTTCATCAAGAAATACCAAAGTGGTGATGGAGTTCAATTTGGTTTTACCTTTAGGATCAGCATCCCAACCATCTACCAAGAGTTTGACGAGCCACAATCGGCTACCAGGATTTTTGAGCGTTACAGCGGCATTGCAGAGGTGTCGCACTACGGTGATTTAATCACTCGTAGCTGTGACGATTCTCCCGAGCATGAAGTTGTTTATGTGAATGAGTGCCTTAGCGAAGAAAACGTGCCACGGTACGAAAAGTGTGCTGTTGCTGGCCTGAAGCTAAAGTCAAGCGATAATTTTACTCAACTTGATCAGCTTCGTTGCTATATCCAGCGCGGCATCGAGGTTGAGCGCTTGATTGANAATGATGTCGATTGCAGCAATCTTCTGACCGATCTGCTTTGGTACTTCGTTACCAATACCGATACCGGCATCGGCACGATCATCAACTCCGCATTGGTAGACCGTGAAGAACTCACGACAACAGGCCGCTACCTGCGTGCTAACAAACTGTTCTTCGATGATGCCATTGCCGAACCTGTCAACCTAAGATCATGGCTGGCGCGTGTGGCGCCGAGCGTTTTGTGCTACACCACAATCAAAAACGGGAAGCTTTCGATTGAGCCAGCGCTGCCGTATCATGCTGATGGTGTCATCGATACAACGCGACCTGTCCCAATTGCTGGCATGTTTACTGATGGCAATATCCTTGAGGATTCATTTGAAGTTGACTGGCTTGAGTTGGAGGATCGCAAGCTGTTTCAGGCAGCGATTCTGTTCCGCCAATCTCGCGTCAACGAATTTCCATCGCAGCGGACTGTGGTGGTGCGCTACAAAACCGACGACAGATACACGCTGCCCATTGAGGAGTTTGAGTTTACCCATATCACCAACATTGAGCACGCACTAAAAACCGCTCGTTATTTCCTTTCAGTTCGCAAACATCAAACGCATACGATCACGTTCCGAACGTTGCCATGGGGGTTAAGCTTGGCGCCAGGCCAGTACATTCGTGTCGCCAGTGAGATCAGCCCATACAACCCTGCCAATAACGGGATCGTTAAGGCTGATGGCACGGTCATCGCAGCGCAACCGCTTAGCAATGGTAGCTATAGCGTGTACTACTGGAACAAAGACAGTGAAAACGTGTCTGAAGGAACAATGACAGTAACCAATGGAGCAACAAGCGAATTTCGTGATACTGTTTTTTCTGTCAAAGGCAATAATCAAACATCTCAGGTTTATCAAATTGAAAGCCTTGACGTGGATCAAGACGGTATTGTAACGATCACTGCAAGCAATTACCCTGTAGACTCAAGTGGACGAAGCGTGATTGCGCGTGAGGTCCTGAACGTAGACGATGACTTCGAGACCGTCGGAGGGCAGTAACAATGACCACTTTCCCAGCGATAAAACCTACAGGACGAAGCGTCGATTTTGGCGATTATCCGGTCAAGACATTTACGTCTCAATCCGGCAAGGAGGTTAGGATTTTATACGGCGATAAGCGTACAAACATAAAAATGCAGCTTACGTTTGACAACATTACCGATGCAGAAGCGGATGGGTTTGTGCTGCATTACGACTACGTAAAGGGAAGTTTTGATACATTCCTTCTTTCTGGCACCGAATGGCGGGCTGGCTGGGGCGGCATCCAAAGCCGGATTGAGCTTCCCAATGCCAACAGGTGGCGATATGAGTCGGCACCGCAAATTCAACAGGTGCGACCTGGTATCAGCACTGTTACAGTGAATCTGGTAGGTGTTCTCTGATGGCTAAGTTCTACACTGGCCGCGATGGCCGCTTGCTGATGGACGGTTCAGAGCAAGTCAAGGTGACCAACTGGTCACTGACTGGCAATCTTGAAGTACTGGAAACCACGACACTAGGCGATTCGCAACGCAGCTACACCCCTGGCGTGCAAGAATTCAGCGGTGCCGCATCGCTGTTATATTACAACGACGACGCGAACCGAAACGATGCGGCAACTGCATTAAAAAATGTACTAAAGATTAGCGGCGTCGGCATCAACGATACTGTTGACATGCGCCTAAGGCTGGTGGAGGGTAACACGAACCATGACATCAGGCTGACCGCTTACATCACAACTGCAACTTACGGCGCCAGTGTTGGTGAGGTTAGCTCAGCGCAGATCAGCTTCCAAGGTACTGGTGCGTTGACGGAGGCCAGCATTTAATGGGCGTTTACCTTGGAAACGTTGGCAACATCGAGCTGATTCGCAAGTCCCTTGAAGGGACAAAGGAATCGCTTGTCAACCCAAGNGATGTNAACGC